TGAGGTCCCAAAACTGGTTCGTCCAGTCATCTTCGGTGAGCAGAAGCCTAGCGTAATTAAGGATCTTCCAAGGGATGTCCACGGTAAGGGGTTTGTGAATACCTTCCAGCATTACATGGAGAGCCCGCACAACATCGAGGAGCCCGTGTTCGGTGCAGGGAAAACCCCCACACAAGACGCTCAGATGGCTATCGTCTCGATGGTCCATAACATGAATAACATGGGCAAAATGTTCCGCGATTTATTCAGGACCACCAATATTGAGGACCACTCAACCGAAATGCAGGCCGTTGCAAAACCCCTGTTCGATAAGTTCGTAAGGGCTTCGGCAAAACTCGATCCCCTCCAGGCGCAAAGGGATGTGCTGGAAAAGGCTGTTGAAAAGGCAACCAAGAAAGGGACTGGGATTGATGAGGCTAAGTCTGCATTGAAAGACTGGGACTCCAGGAACGGGGATGCGCTTAAGCAGGCTAAAAGCGAGATGGGCGATATTAACGATGCCCACCAAGCCATGCTACGCGACTTCGCCAGCAAATACGGCGATGCTCGGGTAGCGCTGGCGGCTGAATATGCACCCGATAAGGTTCCCGACTGGATCAAGTTGAGCCCGGATGAACAGGTTGCAACCGCCAAGTTCCGGGAAGCCATGGAAGCGTATAGGGCACAAATGGAGAGGCTTGGTATCCCGTGGAGAGAGGGGGGCTATGTTACCCATTTGACCAAGTTCCTCGCCGAGGATACCGGGTCTCCACAAGAACGCAGATCCCCGCGAGAAGTGTTGAGTTTTGCACACCGGGAAGAGGGTTCGTCCCAGTGGTTGCCATCTGCCCATGCTGCGGCGGCTGATTATGTCCCCAATGCCTCACGCAAGATCGCCATGCAGGAGTTCTACAACAAGTGGCGACCGATGATTGACCCCAAAAACATGGAGGGTCTGTCAAATCCGGCTTCGCCTAATTATGCCCCCAACGCCTCGAAATACTTGACCGAGATGTTCAAGGCTCTCGATTCTCCTGATGCCCATAACTTCATTGACAAGGTGTTTAATAGACTTCGTGGTTATGAGAACGCTAAACTTCTTGCTGGAAGTATGCGTGTGACATGGAAGCATTTTGGTGGCAAATTGCCATCCCTTTTGGCCCAAAATGATGTTTGGACGGCACCAGGCGCATTAGGTCAGGTTAAGGCTTTGGTTGGTAAAATCTCTGCCGACTCCCCTATTCGTAAGGCCATAGACAATCTTGGCGGGAATACGGTTGACTGGGCGAAGAAGGCCCAACTTGTGTCCTATTTCGCCAACACGCGGGAAATACTTGGCATGCTGCGGGAGAACCCGTTCACCTCTGCGGTTGAAGAGGCTCGCAGGTATGGGATGGGGAATGTGAAAACCAACAAGATGTTCATCAAGATGTTCGGGAACAAAGCCCCGGATGTGATTGCCAATATGCGCCATGGCATTCAGATGGTATCATCCAACCCTGTCGCGACAATGGAGGCATGGGAGAACGGGTTAGACCTTCTTTCCTCAATCGAGAAGGCACAGGGGCATGGCATGAGCCCGCAAGAAAGCATCCCCGCATTTTTGAACAATATCCTCGACTTCAATTTTAGAGGTGGGGCTGATTCTCCATTAATTATTAAGGACCAGAGAACCAGGAACTGGGTCCAGTTTGTCCAAACCCCCATTAAACTTGCGGAACTGAAGGCAAAGTTAATCCGAAATGCGTGGAATGGTGGAAAGGACCTCTACGGTACGGATCATACGGCGAACCTGGTAAAGCATGTCGTTATGACTGGGATTGCATTGGCGGCGGCCAAGAAAGCCGGTGTCAATCTGGTTGACTCGATTCTGCATCTCCCGTTCGTTAATGCGGATCAAGGTAGTAGGCTAGTCCGTATGGCATATTTCGGCGCAAAGATGAACATTTTGAATGACCCTGCCGCAAGACGGAAGTTCAATGAGGCTAAGTTAGCATTTATCGGTAGCCCCCAGAGGACGGTTATGGGTTCTCCAGTATTTGATCTAGCAAAAGATGTCAATACTGCCACAACAACGGGGGTGCCTGGGTTGGTCAAACAGACGCCGATCTTCTCACAGATCAAGGCTATCGCCACGGGGAAACCGCCAGAAGGGTTTGATAGTGTGGGTGCGTACCTAACAGGGGAAAGGACCGAAAGGTCGAAGAAGGCGCAGGAGGGTAAAGCGGTCAGGGCGGGTGCGCGGGAAGAACGCTACCAGAGGAAGTCGGAGGCCCGCCGATGACCACTAGCTATGTAACCAACGATTCTCCCTTGTTTTTAACGAAGGTGACGGTCAGCGACGCGAACTATACCACTACCCTTACCAACGGCCTCCTGATCGCTTATACGGCCCTTACCTCCCCAAGAACCGTCACTCTCCCACCCGCGACTACATCTGGTCAGATCGTAATAGTTGTGGATGAAAGCGGATCTTGTAGCCCGACGAATACCATTACCATTGTCGGGACTATTGACGGGGCAACCAATAAAACCCTTAATACCCCCTATTCGTCCATCACGCTGGAGAGCAACGGGGCCGGTAGGTATGCGATTCTGTCAAAAAACGACAACATAGACGCCATTACCAAAGATCCCACGGGGTTCAGCGACCCTTCCGCTGTGACTGAGACTTACGATTCCACCAACAGAACCGTAACGCTCACTGGCACTTTCTCCGCCTATTGGCAGGGAGAGCTTGTCCCGGTTCTGACCAATGGCTGGGTATCCTCTGCCCATCCCGCAACAGTGGGTCCGTGGTTCCTGTTCTATAACGGGACTTCGTTCGTCTGGCAACAGACTCCATGGACCTTTGATATGCTGCTGATTGCCTATGTGAATTATGGGGCAACGGATAAGTTTGCACTCAGAGAGTGCCACGGGTTGATGCCTTGGCAGTCCCATCAGGAGTTCCACCAGACCATCGGCACTTATTCCACGGGTGGGGGCGACCTAAGCTCCTATGTCCTGTCCTCAACTACCGTTGCCGACCGCAGGCCCGCTGTATCGTCGCCCACGGTCCATGATGAAGACATTACGACCGTTGTCCCAGCACTACCCGCTTCTGGCCCCTACACGCAGCTTTACCTAACCTCTACTGGGACATCCACATTCACTACGGCTGCTGCCGAGATTGTCGCGGTATCCGGGAGCCAGCCCTATTACAACCAGTTCACGGGTGGTAACTGGGTCCAAACATTAATGAGCAATAACAGTTACATGAGTATTTGGCTTGTTGCGGTACCGGCACAAGCAGATGCTGGTTCTCAGGCTTATAGGTACCTTTGGATGCAGGGGCAAACTAATGGGAGCTTGGCATCAGAGCAGTCTGTCCAGTTCAGGGATCTGAATCTAGGTCAGCTATCAGCCCTTTTCACTGAATTCGTGGTAATAGATAAGGTGATTATCCAATACACAGCGGCGAACTGGACCATCCAGGAGGTAGATAAACTTACGGGTAGTAAGGTAAATCCCGGTTCTACGCCTGCCGGTTCTTACCTATCCGCCGTATCCGTTACCGCTCCCCTGACTGGCAATGGAACTTCTGTAACCCCCCTCACTATTCCTGCTGCAACGACCTCTGTGAGTGGTTATCTAGCCAGCACCGATTGGAATACCTTCAATGGTAAGCAGGCGGCCTATACACTCCTAACCACATTCGGTTCCTTAGCCAATGCCACTGGATTCCTGAAGAACAATGGATCTGGTGTGCTTTCGTACGACAACACGCCGCAGAACACGGCGCTGTGGGGCTCTATCACGGGCGCATCAGCGCAGGCGGCTCCGGCGGGCGGGTGGACCGGGAACCATGGGCCCGTGAATGTGACCACACTTAAGGCAACCGATACCGTGACCATCACCAAGGGAGTCACGGGCGACCTGATGTACTTCCAGGAATCGGGTATAACCAAGTGGACGGTTTATGCGCCGTCCACTGGGAAGTTGGCATTCTACGGACCCGGTGGACTCACACAGACTTGGAACGCTGATCTTACGGTGACATTCGCATCCTCCGTCAGCATGGGTGCGCTCGGAACCAACGGCAAAACACCACAAACCAGCGCATCAGTCAATGCAGCCTGCACCGATCTTGCCACCGCGATAGCCCTTATTAACCAACTCCGTGCGGCCCTTATCGCCAACGGAATCTGCGTGTAGGATGATTTATGACTGAAGAATACATCGGTAAACGCGAGTTCGACGGGTTCGGGAATACCGTCCGTGAAGGGTTCAGCCGCCTCCAGGAGAACATGACCCAGGTATCCGTGAAACTTGATACACTGGTAAATAGCAGGGTCGAGGAGGCGCGTGTGATAGGCCAAATATCTGGAGAAATTAGGGCTATCAACCAGCGCCTTGAGCGGTTAGAGCGAGACGGGGAGACGAAGCAGAAGGAAATTGATGACCTTTGGAACGAGCATAACGCTCATGCCGATGGCAAGATCCGGTGGTTCTACCAGTTGATCGCGCTTGGGTTTGCCGCTATCATCGGGGCTCTGGCCTCGCATCTCATCAAGTAAACCAAAACATACATACATTTTATTTCGTGAAGGGATCCAGTCATGGTAAGCGAGCATTTCTCCTGGGATGAGGTAGTTGCGACAGATACGGGTCTTGAGAATGAGATCCCGGAAGTTCTGAAACCCAACGCCCAGCGCCTAGCCGATACGGTTCTTGAGCCGCTGAGGGTTCTGCTCGGTCCAATGCGAGTAGATAGCTGGTACCGGAGCCCCGCAGTGAACAAGGCGGTTGGGGGCGAAGAGACCTCTTACCACCGTCTGGCGCTCGCCGCAGATTGCGTTCCGGCTGGCAATGTATTCAACAAGTTCAAACTGGCGCTAACCCTGCTCGACACCCTCCCCATTGACCAGATCATTTTTGAACACCGCCACTCTGACTGGATTCATATCGGGACGGTGAAGGATGGCGCGACTCCGCGCAGGCAGGCGCTAGTCTCGGAACCTAATCCCATCACAGGCAAGATGGACTACCGAGCTTATAGGGGATGACCGGAGGTAAGGCATGGTCCCAAAGGTATTGGCACCGCTCAAGGGCTGGTTCGACAGCCAGGACACATCGAAGGATGTGAAGCTCCTTGCGTTTGTGTTTGTGGTCGTGTTCTCCGTTAAGAAACTCTGGACTACGACCATTGATCCTAACTGGGTCAACGCTTACTATGGCCTGTGCGCCCTGGTAGGGCTAGGCGGGACCGCGTGGGCGGCAGTGGATAAGTGGAGCGGGAAGAAAGAAGAACCCCCTGAACCGAAGTAAAACTTGGGAGTAAATACGATGCTCAAAGATTTGAATACGGTACTCAAGGAGTATTATCAAGCCTTGACCAAGACCGCAAAATGGACCATCCTTGTTGTCTCACTCGGAGTAGTTATGAACGGTGCGCTGGCTCTCGTCTCTCGTTATCAGTTGAATAATGCAACGAAAACAAAGCAGGAGGCTGAGCGTCTGCGGGTGTTAGGAACGGAAGCCTGGAAAGAGTCCTTCAAACTGAAGGAATACGCAGACAAGGTGACGCTCGACCTCAAGAAGGCCAACGCCAAGATTGACAAGCTCCAGGCGGCGGTAGATAAAATCAATGTCCCACCCAAGCCTGGACCAGCACCGGAATCCTCCAAGCAGTTGGTTTCGGACCTTCAGGGGATGGGGTTGGAACTGGTAGTCAAGCCCAGCACTACCATTACCCCGAGCCTAGTTGGTATCACAATCGGTGATGGCAAGATGATCTGGGGTTGGGGCAAGGAGAACCTTCGCGTCCCGGCACTTGAGCAGAAGATTGAGGGCTACGCCAACCTAGTGGCTGGGCTACAGAAGGCCAAGACTCTGGCCGAAACACTAGCGGATGCTCGTGCTAAGGAGGCGGATTCCGCGCTAAAGGCGGCGGACTCTTTCAAGCATGAGGCAGACCTCCAGAAGGAAGTCGCGGTCAAAGTCAGGAAGGCCCTTGCCGCAGAGCAGAAACGGAAGATACTGTATGGTATCGGTGGTTTGGCTGCTGGGTATTACACCCACAAACTAATCACCAAATGATTCAAGTGGGATGACGCCAACTCTAAACCTAACCAACTTTCCATTAACCTCGGGAACGGGGGGGGAGGGGAATCAAAGGTTTACAGCTAGGGTACCGGAGTGGTCAAGGCCACAACCCACTAGAACTTGAGCCCTTCGGGGCTCTTGTTTTATGCGCGATTGTGCGTAAACTTTACGAGATAGGAGGCCAAATGGCTGAAGAACCAACGCGGAAGAAGCGGGTGTATGTGGCTGGTCCTTATTCAAAGGGGGTTTGGGCCGAGAATACTGGACACGCTATTGAAGTGGGAGACATTATATCCTACCACGAGATGACCCCATTCATCCCACACCTTAGCCATTTCTGGAATCTTCAATGCCCCCATCCCTACGAGTTCTGGGTTGACCAAGACAACGAATGGCTCAAGGTCTGCGATGCCGTTTATCGGTTCTCTGGCGACTCGGTTGGGGCCGACAGAGAAGTAAAACTGGCCGAGAGTCTCGGCATCCCGGTATTCTATTCCCTAACCGAGCTTGTTTGGTGGAGCAAAAATGGCAGAGCCTAAAGACCCGCTTTGGTTACTAGATAACGCGAGGCGCGATAGTGCGCGTAGGAGTGCGGATCGGTTAGTGAAGGGCAATGAGGAGGCTTCTAGGCTCGTCACGGGCCTGTTTGATAGGCTGGCTGAGTCCCAGTTAGAGATCCGTGACCTGCACAACGCCAAGGCACTCGACTGCAAAACCGTTCGGGAGGTTATCTTTGGACTATCCAATGCAAAGCCCGAAATCCCTGAATGGGTCATCAACCCTCCAAAGGCCATCCACAGTCCCGGTGTTCCGACTCTATTCGCAAGCGACTGGCACTGGGGAGAGGTCGTGGACCCAGAACAGATTAACGGTGTCAACAAGTTCAACATTCGTATTGCCCATGCCAGGGCTAAGAAGTTGGTTGAGCGGTCTATTGACCTTCTCAAAAACCACATGGTCAACCCCACCTATCCCGGAATCGTGTTCCCCCTCGGTGGGGATATGGTATCGGGGGACATTCACGACGAACTAAGGGAGTCCAACGAACTCGCTACCATCCCAACCGTGCTGGACCTCCTGGAGGTTCTTTGCGCCTCAATCAAGGTTCTGGCAGATGCGTTTGGGCGTGTTCATATCCCGTGTGTAACAGGCAATCATGGTCGAAGCACCATCAAAATCCGGGCTAAGGGGCGGGTTCATACCTCTTATGACTGGCTGCTCTACTGCCTGCTGGAGCGCGAGTTCAAGGGCGATAAGCGCATCACCTTCCAGGTATCAAGCGGTCCCGATGTTTCCTACTCCATCTTTGGACACAGGTATCTACTCACGCATGGGGATGAGTTTTCCGGGGGGGATGGGCAAGTAGGCTTCTTAGGACCCGTGATTAGAGGCGATCTACGCAAACGCTCACGCAATCAACAGATAAACTTGTCTTACGATACAATGCTTGTCGGTCACTGGCACCAGTATTGCCACATCGGGAAGCTAATAGCTAATGGGTCGCTCAAGGGCTACTGTGAATACGCTAACTCTAGGAGCTTCTCATTCGAGCAGCCGAAACAGGCCCTTTTCATGACCCATCCTAGACACGGGATTACCTTCGCCATGCCAGTGGTGCTTGAGGATGCACCCGTCCGTGGCAAGAAGTGGATAGATTTCGAGTAGTTTTGTGTGATTGAACCAACCCCCAAGACCCTCTATAATGGGTAAGTCTTGGGGGTTTCCATGTCTGAATGGTTTGTCGAGGAAGATGGGAACGAGGATGACGGTTTCACCTGGAACCTGTTTCGGGTAGATGCGGGTAAGGCTAAATGTATGGCACAGATCCGGGACCAAGAGTTCGCGGATGAGTTCTTGGAGGTCGTCAAGTGGAGGGATGCCCTCATGATGGGAGGTAAACCCGTCCTCTCAACGATGGAACAGCCCATTGATGTATGGACCGGGAAGCCCTGGGTGAGAGACCCCAACCTAAAGAGCATCGGGTTAAGGATTACGAAGGCGAAGAAGCCCCGCTGCTAGAATTTGCATGACAGGCTAAACCATCGCTTTGGGATTCAGTGCTACCTGAACAATCCCCCCCATGGTGCCATATCAAACCAGATCAGTCTATGTTCCATCTGTTCGATTTCCCTTCGCAGGATTCGTGCTTCCATGAATGTGGTTCCGGGAGTTGCCTCTAGCAACGCCAACTTTTCAACTAGGCGGTCCCGCTCAATCTCAGTAGCCCGACAGAGGCCGTTAAATTCACTCACGGTTCCTCCTGGAGGGATTTAAGGAAGTCGAATTGGGCTTGGGCACGGTCAAACTCATACTTAGTTCTCTCTAAAAACTGGTTCCCCTGGATCCGGCCCCGCATCAGGTCGCCAGCCATCTGCTGCATCGCCCGCTGGAAACCGCTGATTATAATGTATTCAGGATTGAAATTCATTGTCTAACCCCCAAACAAGATCAACCTTTAAGAGAAGTCTATTTCTCTCAAAAGCCAAAGGAATGTGTTGTAAACCCCCCGTAGAGGATCAGTTCACGCTCCGGTTTACTCAAGTTAGGTGCCATGCCAACCAGTCGGTCCCGCTCAATCTCAGTAGCCTGACGGAGGCCGTTAAACTCGCTCATCGCCGTGTTCCCACTCCCACTTCCTCCATTGGAGATAGCCAAAGTATTGCTCGGCGTGGTTGACCATGAGCGAGTAACCAACAATTAGATGGAAAAGGTTGTCAATCAACTTGTCACAATCTTCGGGATGATCGGGGTCAAACCAGGGGTTGCCATTGGAGTCAAAAGTCGCCATACCCGCGTCAGCGATAGGACCACTGCTGTAAGAAGTCTTGATCCCTTTTCCGCTGATGTAGGGGTTTTTGGGGTCATAAAATGGGTTCACGATACCTCCTCGTTGATCTGCATTTCCCTCAAAAGCCAAAGGAATGTGTTGTAAACGCCCTCGTAGAGAATCAAGTCACGCTCTAACTTGCTCAAGTGGGGGGCCATGCGACCGTCCGCCATGTCGTGGCATTTTTTACACAGATAGCAAGGAATGTCATGTGCCTTGACACCCGTTCCCTTCCCGTGCTTGAGGGAGTTCATGTGGCAACTCACCACCTGTCCGTGGTTGGGTTCTTTGCAATACATACAATACGGGGCCTCGCTCGCCATTTTGAGCAATTCGGGGTTCCGGTAGGGCTTTTCTTTCGGGATCTGCATACTGCCTCTTGGCAAAGGAGCGGGACCGGGTTCGGTGAAACCAGCGGTCCCGCTTTGTTCCCCCATGAACTTCTTCGAGAGGTTGGGGTTTTCAACGCTGTCGGTGGACAAAGCAAGGAGGGAAGCTGTGTATGGACCGATGCGCGAATGGAGCCGCTAACTGGATTCGAACCAGTGACCACCCGCTTTTAGAAAGGGTGCTCTTCCACCTGAGCTATAGCGACAGAACTGGATGGTGCATTGCTTTTAAGGCTGAGATTGCCACCATGCTTTTCGTCGGGTTATCATTCTAATAACCGGCATGGCCGTGATATTCCCTTGCACCCGGGATTGGATTGAAGAAATCCAGCTTCCGCTTGCATCCAGTAATCTCAAAGATCAAATCTACACTTCAAATGTAAACCGGAAGGCCAGAAAGTCAAGGCTTCTTGAACACTGCTTCTGCCAACTCCTTGATGTGTGGACGGAACTCGCCCTCGCGGGTGGTTAACTTCCCACAGGTGGAGCAGGCGCAAACAAACTGAACAGTTGATTTGACATTAAAACACTTCACCCGGTCAAATACCCCGCCACATTCACACTTATCGCCTACCCAGATCATTTTTTCTTGAGCCCCTTGAGTGTTTCGGCCAACCGAGCCCGCTTCCCCACTACACCGGGCTTGTTCTCAGCGGCCTCTAACTTCTTCTCAGGGATCTTCTTACCCATGGGAACACCAAGATCCTTGTGGAGCGCACCAGGCTTGCCAATGGCACCAGCGATCCAGTTCTTCTTTGCCATTAGAACATGCCTCCCTTCTTGGGGTTGAACCCGCCAATCTGGACCTTGCCCTGGGAGATCGGATTGGGGGGCATGGGGCCGCCAAGTCCGGGAGGAGCCTGAGAGGGACCACCCGCTGGGGGCATCGGGATGCTGGGGGTCTTGGGCATACGGGGGCGCTTTGAAACCCTCGGCATCTTGGGGATCAAGGGGTTATTTTTCACTTCTTCTTCCCCTTTCCGCTCTTCTCCTTAGGAGTAGGCCCAACGAACGGGGCTTTGAGCGGGAACGCCCCCTTGGTTCCGGGATTAGTCTTGGTTTTCTTGGTTGCCATCTCACTTCCCTTTCTTGGCGGGGAACTTCTTCATCGCCATCTTGTCAGCCTTCAGATCGGCAGGGCTGCCCTCCTTGAGACCACGCTTTTTGTCCTGTGCCTCGTCGTAAGCCTTCGCCTTGGCGGAAGCCCCCTTTTTCATCCCCACTTCCTTGGCCATCAGAGTCTCCTTTAAGAGTTGGTGGAAACGACCAACGGGGTCATCTCCGGGTGCAATAACAAGGGTAGACCGATTGTGACCCAAGTCAACAAAGAACAGACAAGATCCGTTCTGGCTCACATGAACATCGAAGAGGGTGGTTCCTTCCGGCATCCCGCGAGTTGCCTCATCTTGGATCTGGTTGCGGGGGTCAACAAGCCTACCGAGCAGATGGGCGGGTTCACCCGCCGAGTAGGGCAATACCTCAATGAACGGACACGATTGGTCGGGTGTCATCTAACCGCCTCCTGGACCCAACGAAGGGCCTGCCAGCTTTGGATGTGCTCCTTTGTCACCACATTCTCCTGACAAAATCCCCAAACCGAATAAGTGCATGAATTATCATTTAGAGTAACCCTCATAAATGTTTATAGCCATTCTCACTGAATCTGCCCAAAATGATACTGCCCCCCTGTCGCCGAGCTTCTTGAGCCACTTCTCCTGTAGCCCTTCAGCCTTTACCTTCTGTCCCGGCCTTTTGACCTCGATATAAATAGCCCTCCCATTGGGTGGGATGACCCCTACAAGGTCCGGGAACCCGCTCGGGATACCGGAGTTCCCATGAACGGTCCCGTTCTTGCCACGGAATCCCTTGCCCCCAGCATCAGTAGGGACAAGCTCAATCCGATATTTGAGCCAGAAGGCTTCAATAATGGCCTTCTGAACCTCCTTTTCGAGAGGGGGCTTGGGCTTGACTGTCCGCTTCTTGGAAGGCAAGGGTGTTGAAGCCACACTACCTCCACGCCAGCGCAGTAATCCTCACCAAGATCCCCCAGAAGGCGAAGAAGGCTAGACAACCCCCTACAACGGACCAGATACAGCCTTCTTTAATCTCTTCTTTCATCCTCTACCCCCCGCCAAAGACTTCGGCGTTTCGTCGTTCTTCAGTGTCTTTTTGAACCCTACCCCGCTGGCCGTATGGTAGATCACAATACCCTCCGCATCCATAAATCCAGGAGCAGCGAGGCTCCCAAAGTCGCGTAGATAAGAAAGACACTGGTTAATCCGGCCCTCGTCCATCATGCCCCGGTAGAGGGTAGGAACTAACCCAACGCATCCCGGGAGAATGTCTTGTGTCTTAGGTTTATCCTTTGGGTTGAGCGCCGGGGTAACTCGCGGTGTTTCACCGTCCAGGCACCACCGTTCGACATTAAACATACTGAACCGCTTCTCAGAGAGCCCGTATTTACGCTGAATACCCTGCCCCCACCATTCTCCAAAGTGGCGTCCAGGACCAAGTTTGAGCAATTCGTCGGCGTTCTTAACCACCCATGCAGCAAATCCATAGTTGTCGTTAGCGGGGGTGATCCACCTATTCCGAGAACCAGCCCACATAGCTAACCCATCTGCTTGATATACACACTGGGGATCGTCTGATGGATACCCTTTAAGTTCCTCAATATAGATTTGGGCGTTAGTCCCATCAATCTTCTCGGTCACAATAATCTCCCGAGACCACCTTCCAATTTTAGAGAACTCCAAGAAATCTGCCATTTCTTCCTCCTAGTGGTTTGCCAAACTGCTCAAAACAGATCCAGCAGGGTTGCGGATTGTGGCGAGATCGGTTGGTAGTTGGCAGAGAAAAGCGATTGAAGAGGTAACACAAATAATGGAAAGGACAATACAAACTATTGGGGCACCAACTTCACACCAAAAACTACTACCCCTCATATTCATGCCCTTCTTAATGGATGGGACAAAGCATACGGCTACAGCAAGGGAGATGATCACGGCAAGAGCGAGAGAGGTGAGTTCTCCTAGCGCCACACTGGATCGGTATGCACACACTTGCTCAAACCCCCACTTGGCGGGTCCTGATGCGGCGGTCGCCCCCTCCCGGATGAAATCTAGCACTTTTTGAAGCATTTCTTTGTCCATTATTTCTTCCTCCGTGTAAGGCCCACTAGATAGGCGTAGGCAACCCTGGCATCTTGAGCGGACTTCTCATTGCACCCTTGTTCTACCGCTTTCTGGATGAGCCCCTGAGAAGCCGTCCTCATCGTTTCCTTGGCCTCATCATAGTCGAACAGGGTTTCCCCGATTGTTTTAGTCAACCCGCACCCCCGCATCCTCGCCATCGCTACGCTTCTGGCTCTGATCCGTGGCCTCGTAAGCGGATAACCGTTTGTTAAGGTCCATAACCATGGCCCACAAGAAGTACATATCCCTTGACTTTAACCACTTCGGGGTAGCCTCAAATTGACGCTTGGCCTCTTCCCAATCAATAATCATTCAGTCCCCCATGAGGGTGTAATACATGATAAGAATAAGAATGCCTGTGAGGATCAACCACCACTCATGGTTCCATGCCCCCGCCAACATTAGCGCTATGCTCGAAAGAATGCCAAACCACTGAAGCGGCTCATCAGTCATTTCTTCTCCCTGTAAACTTTGATCCCCCAAAATACGCAGGAATCTTCCCCGTTAATTAGGGCTGGATAGGTGCGGCGAATGTCATCGAACATCTTTCCCGACAAGATAATCCCAGCCGGATAGATAAGGTCATTCCTGCCAAGAAGACGCTTGAGGTTAAGTAGGTAGGCAACCCCATCCTGCATTTGTGGGGGCTCAAAACATTCCGGGCTGTTGTGACCCGCCCCGTCAGGGCGGCCACAGGTAGGGCAGAAGTCTTCACTCATGGTTCCTCCGATTGTGGCTTGGGTTTCCAAAGGGCGCGAACATCTTCCCACTCTCTCCGGTCGCAACTGTCCCCTAGATCAGAGTAGTCCCCGGTCCTCTCGGCCCGCTGGAACTCATCCTCAATATCCTGCTTGATAATCTGTTGGGTATGGTCGCTAAGCAGGTGCCAGGAGCACCTTACCCATTGCGCCGTAATCCCAACCTGGTAGGATCGCCTGCCCATAGCATAGCGGACGGCATCAATCACCATCCAGTCTGGTGCGTGGACGGCCCTACATGATCTGTGTGGCAGATTGGTCATGGTTCCTCCAGGTGGAAGTGATTAACGGGGCCATCGGCCAAACAAGAACCGCATCCAGAGGGTGCAGGCCACGCTAAAGAAGATGATACCGCCCCACCAGATCAGTTTATTTTGAGTTTCGAGCTTCATAGCTGGTCCTCCTGGACAAGATTAATCGGGGTCAACTGGTAACAAATCGTCTCCGGTTGGGTTGAGGGTATCGTTGGCGATGTGGCAGTCGTTGCAAACTCCGCTCATTGGTTCCTCCAGATGGACATCAGCGATTTTCGATGAGTTTGAGTGCGGCTATCTTGCCATTCGTGAAGTGGGCAGACCACTCGATCCATCCTCCATGCTTCTTGGAACCCGTGGAGTCGTAGAACCGAATCTCCCCGGTGAAGGTTTCGAGTTGGGTGAATGGCGAATCCTTGGTGTCCTCGTCGTAGTCCACGGACTGGCGCCAGAGCGATCCATCCTCCCGAATCTCGTAGTTGTCGAGAAGTTGAGTGGGGGTGTCCTTGGTCTGGTAGTCCCGAGCGTTGGCACCCTCCAGTGGTAGCGGGTAGGAGCATCGCAGGTAATCGAACATGCCCATGTGGGCTCCTTATGGACAAGATCACACGGGTTCATGGTGCGCCAATCTGATAGACGAGTTCTTTGGGTGTGGAGTTTAACCGGCACAGGGCATGGCAGGCTTCCTCAAGGAGCCGATTTGCTTCTTTCACCTTGAATCCGTCACTAGACGCGAGTTGCCCTAACACTTCTGACGGATCGAAGCGGTCTCTTGTCTGGTATTCCATGGTTCCTCCTTCTAGGCCCAAGGGCCTGTTGGCTGGGGCGTTAGGCCGTTTCGTTGCGGTAGTCTCTGACTGCCTCCGCGATGCGGAAGCACATCTTCTCGATTGCGGCCCGCTTGTCTTCGTCCCCCACCTGGCATCCGTATCCATGGCCGGTCTTATACACGCCTTCGATGAGGCCAAAGCTGATCTGGTCGGTATCCGAATCAATGTCCACCATGCCCATGCCCGCGATAACACGCAGCACGGTTCCCTGCCTAACTCGTCTCCCAGCTCGGACTCCGCCTTCATTGTTCTCGCTCATGTCGTTCCTCTACGGCCCATCTGGGCTAGATACCAATGTAAACCCCATTGGCTAGGTGTCAAGCCTAGAACCTAGTGGTCCGCGACTGCGTTTCCTGCTCGGTAACTCGGAAAGAGCATGTCCCAAGATCAGCGGCAAGGGGCTTGTGCCAGCCCTTGAACCCATCATCCCGGTTCTTCATTACCGTTCCCCAAACCTCTTGGTTCTCGTCTGTTCCCTTGTTCCACATCCCAAAGATCACGGCGGCATCCTGAGCGAGCCGATCCGTAGCGGCCAGATCCTTCATCGTGGGCCTGCGGGAATCCTCCCCGTCCTTGTTGATCTGGGCCAGTGTGACCCAGCCGAGATTAAGGTTCTTTGCCAGTGCGGTAAGGTGCTTGGAAATTTGCGCGTTAGCGATGGCGTAGTTCTCTTTAAGGGCTTCTTTCGGTGCGGCTACATGCGAGAACTGATCTAGCACCACACAGGTAATTCCATGCACATCCACCGCATGTTGAACCAGCGCCTCGATCTCCTCAACTCGGCACTGCTGCTTGGGGAACATGGTTTTCATGCCAGAGAGAACCCGCTTCCGGTCAATGATCCGTTCAATCATGCCCCCATCGTACTGCCCGTCCCGGAATACCCGCGAGTTGACTTCGGACAGGTGAGCTGCAAGGCGGGCCTTCACTTTATCCCGGCCCATCTCTAGGCTAAGGAACAGGGGGGTCCCCAGCCCTCGCTCGATGGTGGCAACGAGGATCTGGATTGCCATTGCCGACTTACCCACATTGGGTCTAGCGGTAACAAGGGTTGGCTCCCCCCGTGGAATGGGGCAGATCCGGTCCAGGGTATCGTCCCCCCAACTCATCGCCCTCCCCCCGTTTTGGGTTGTGATGTGTCTCCCGTCCGCAAGGTCATCCAACAGGTCCGACATATCGGAGATGATCTGGCTCCCAGGATGGTCCGTTGCGAGGCGCGTGATGGCCTCAGAAGCCCCGGAAATGATTTCGTGGTAATCCCCTAGCCCGGAAGCATCGGTGACGATTTTAGCACCAACATGGATCAGTTTTCGGAGTTTGGACTTCTCCCGGATGATGTCGGCCAGAACCATCGGGTTTGCCACATCCTCGTGGGCCAGAACCTCGACAATCCCCGTGAACCCCCCAACCTTGTCTAAAACCCCCATTTTTTCGGATTCGTCCTTGATGGTCAGGGAGTTAATCTCTGAGCCCTTGGACTGCAAGTTGCGGATCGCGATAAATAGGTTCCGGTGAATGGGGTGAACAAAGTCATCCGGTGCGAGGGTAAGGCAGGCTTCAAGTTCTGGTTTACCCGAATATGAGGCACCGGCAGTAGCGATGAAGCCCGCCTCGGCGTCAATGTCCTCGGGAAGACGGTCGGGAATCCAGCTTTGGGCCTTGGGCTTGCGGGTTTTCTTGGCTGGGGCATGGTCAAACTCAGTCCCTTCCCAAAGGTTATCGTCCTCTTTCACTTATCCCCCCTTGGGGTTTCTTCAACTGGTGACAATTTGTCACTGGTTGGGTTATAGGGGATGAATAAGCGTTCAGACCCGAGATGCTGACACTCGTTTGTTAGGTTGAATGCCTTGCAGACCCCACAAGCGGTATCCATCGGACCCCCGATAAAGATTCGTCCACAGGTCAGGCACTCGCATCCTCCAGATTCGTGTTTCTCATCCATGGTTCATTCTCCTTGGCCTGTAGGGGCGGGTTCATTCTGTTCCAATGACTGATTGTCAAGCATTTTCACCCCGCTTTGAAAGCGTCTCATCCACCTTGGCAACCATCTTCTTCCAAAGTTCCGCCTCCCCATAGAAGTTTGTCATCGCGCACACATTGGGGATCAGACCGTCCACCCCCTTGTCGCGGGAATCAATATCGTCCAGGTAAACAAGCCCGCAGTTAATGGCTAATTCTCGGTCGGGTTCCGCAACGAAGCGAACAACCCGGTCCCATACATCGGACGGCCTAGCCAGGACGGACACGCGGGTAGGGATGCCCTTGTAGTCGGAATGTCGTGGCCAGTCTTTTGCAATAGTGGCCAGTTTGGGCAAAATATGCTCTGGTGGTGGGGCAGGTTCCTTCTTCTTCGCAGACGGACGAGCCCGCGAGGGCGAGGATTCTTTCTTGGATGGTGGATTGTTGTTTGTAGATTGTAGATTGAGGATTGTGGATTGGGTGCCACTTTGGTCAACGGTATCGTCAACGGGACCGTGAACGGTATGGTCATTTCTATTGGACTTACGCATCGAGCCTGTTTCTACCGCCTTAGCACGAAACGCCTCCGCCTCCCCCCGCATCTCGGTCCCAATGGCATAGCCTACCGACATGGGATCTGAACAATCGTCTTTGACCTTACCGCCATTCGCCCCCCTGGAGAGCCCGATAAGGAAGTCCGACCTCTCCTGATCTGTGTCTAGGGAGGCGAAGGCAGAGTTGAATATGTCCAGATTGAATCTAAGGTTCCAACACCTTGCCCTGCTCATCGGCCTCTCCAGCAAGACGGATCAGCTTGGCCGATCCCCCGCGAATCGTGGCCTTCCCCGCCATCCACCGCCAAACTGATTGATAGGTAACACCCACCAACCTGGCGGTTTCTGCCGGTCCGTGACGATCCACAAGCCTTTTCAGGATTGACAAAGTATCCATTTTGACCCACCATGAGAACTGCTCCTGTTTGTGCAACCCGGCTGGATCACAACTGGAGTAAGAATACAACGAAAGTTATTGAGAGTCAAGGGAGCTTACGGGCTCCCTTTTCTTTTAGACCATGGGCGCAGGGATGGTGGTTGCCGTTCCCTTGGCCGCATCCACATAGGACCGGCAGGCTTCCCTGATTAGGGCAGACCTGTTGCTTTTATACTCGCGGGCCAGGGCATCTAGGCTGGCAATAAGGTCAATAGGGAGAAGTGTGACAACCTGCTGGGTTGATTCTGCCATTTTATACCTCCCTCCAGGGGCAATCTTCTGGTGCCCACAACACGAATCGCTTATTGCGGGTATAGATGTGATCGGGGATTGGGTAAAGAGGATAAATTGTGTAAAGAGGAGAAAATGACCGTTCAAGCAATGCCTTATGGTGCCTACAACTGCTGTATTCAGAGACCCATCGGCCAATCTTGGTTTCCCACCTGTCTTTGTGCCCACATCTGGGGCAAACCTTGGTGCAACGGTCACCCCTCTCGTACCCACAGTGGCACAAATCAACCTCAATCCAGTTGCCCCTAACCTCTTCCCAATCGTCAATAAGTTCTGGCTCCGGCTTGGTGGGATGATAATCATCAGGTATATTCCCCTCATTCCGAAGGCTCCTGAAAAATAACCAGGATGCGTTAATATCTGTCCAAATGCTCATTTAACCCTCCAGATTTGGGCCGCCGTCCCCAGCCCGTAGTAACGGTAATCCCTTGGCGCTTCTGGCTTCCTGTCGCGGGGATTCGTTTTCCAGCCAAACCAGCATCCAAACCGCTTTCCTTGGTAGAGGAAACCAGCATAGAGCCCTTCCCAACAAAAGAACCATCCCGTTTCATCCGAACTAGGAACATGATCCAGTGTCCCAATAAACCCAGTCTTTTCGGGGTTGGGGAGTGTAGAGATGACGGGCCAGAACCGCATGTTGGTTACGGGGTTACGGATGAACCAGCCGTAGGCAGATCCGCCCCGCTCCTTGGCCCACCATTCGGGCAACAATCCATCCTCGCGGTTCCCCAGCCATTCGTTCCAGATCGGGTCTTTGAATGCTAGAATAGTTTGTCCTTGGTTGATGTTGGATTCGGTGAGCACTATCATGTCGTATCGGTAGGCAAATGGGAACATAATCAACCCCAGCATGTAGAGGGGGAGGAAGATGCAGACCTCAACCAGCAGGAACGAGACAACCATCCAGACGAACCGGAAAAGAACGGCCATTATTCCCCCTTCAGGGTGATGAAAAGGGAGTTTTCGTGCTCGTATTGTCGGACATATCCGCCCATACAATCCGAGAATGATCCGTGGGCGATATGGGCGCGGTATGACGCGCTCGAATATTTAGACAAAAGGCTCTTTTCAAAATCACTCTCGGGTGTCAGGACGACCTGCATTTTCCCACCATCCGCAATAAATAATGTTTTCATCTACCACTCCATAAAAAGGGGCGGGAGCCCGGAGACCCCCGCCCATGGCTCGTAGTTCTAAAAGGGGATGTCCTGGTCGGAGATGTCTTCCCCGTTGTGCTGGAATTGGTCAGATTTGGCACCATCCTTCTCTGTCTTTTCGATGGACGCCTCGATCTTCCGCTTGATGTTGCTAGGAAGTTCGTCAAAGCCATCCTCACCGAAGCCCCAAGTGACGAGGGGGCCGACCATCTTGACCTCCTTCTTGCCGGTGTAGGGCTTCACAGAGAGGATGTTGCTGTAAGTCTTGGTCCCGTCCTTACTGGGGTTGTGTTCAATCGTCACATAGGCCGGGTGGTTACGGGCCACCAGATCCTCTAGGAACGATGCCCACTGGACCTTCTTGGAATCCTCGTTCGTCCAGGACCGCAAGTAGGCGTTGAACTTGCTCCGTTCGTGGAACATCCAGCCCTTGCCGGACTTGAAGTCCGTTGCGGTCCAGAATTCGCCTTTCCAGTGGGGTTCGCCCTCGCTGTTCAGGACTTCGGGGAACTGGAACCCAACAAAGACAAGGTGCTTCACAACATCGTTGCCCTTCAAGTCCTTGTCCCGGTGATGGCCGCAGTCAACCACATACTTGACGATTGCAGCGTGTTTGCCCTCCGGGACAAGTTCAAAAACCTTGTCCTCATGGACCTTGGGGGTGAAAAAGCTCATAACACTTCCTTTGTGTTGGTTGTTCCGCCTAGATCCGCTAGGCGCGGTTAAGACTTCCTAAGAACTTTCGCTAGAGCCCTTCGCTGTCGTCTATTTTGGGGATTTGCAACAACCCTAGGCGGAGTGGGGATGTATTTCACAAGAGGGGGTTCCGGCTTATTGGCACCCTTTACAGCAGAACCGCTCATCGCCTCACCCCCACACCCTCCGTAACGCTTTCCACAACGCTTACATTATCGGGCAAAACGCCATCCTTGTAAACCCGGATCGCCTCAGACTTCTTGAACTCAGGCTCGGGGAACTTGAAGAACTCTGGGTTTTCTGTGGGGTTCATACCGGAGAAGTCATATCTGGGCGACTTCCTCACCCAGTAGGTTCCCAGCGCGGTCTTGAGGCCGTGCCCGGTGATATTCCCAGCCTTGTCCAGCTTAGGGAAGTGGCGCTTCATGATGTCCAGGATCGCTCCCTCCATGCGCTCCTTCGTCTGCTTGCGGGCCTCTAGACGCCCCTTCATTGTGTCCAGGTGGGCCTTGATAGCCTCAATGTCGGCATCAACCTCCTCGATCATCAGGAACCAATCGTCAACCGCCTTAGGGCCTTCCTCGACGATGAGTGCAACGATAGCAGGATCGGGTTCCCGGCCATTTTCAAGATCGTCTTTCACTTGCTCAAACAGGGGTCCAAGATCAAACAGCTTCACAAAACCTCCCAGTAGATGCAATCCCCTTCGGGCTTGCGAAGAATCCCCTTCATCTTGGGGATGAAATCAGCGTAGGCAAACATCCAGCCATCCCGGAAGTCATAGCGGAAACCGTGCATATCGCCTGGGATCACATTGCCCCCCTGGAAACAGGATTCCAGCAGCCCGTCCCCACCCATAATCATCGGCTCCCCGTAGGGACATTGGCGCTCCGGGCTATTCTCGATGGATTCGGGGTCGCGGTTGTCGGCAACCATCCTCCAGGAAACGATAGGGAGAGCGACCTTCTGGCCCTTGTCGTTCTTGTAGATTGCCCACCAGTTGGGCGGGCTGGCGATGAATTTCCAGGATGGACCTGTTGAGTAATTTGGTTCCATTTGTTCCTCCAGATGGGAATCAGCGGGATTTGACTTCAGTTGTGACCTTAAGACTGGATTTGATGTTCTCCAGGCTGATCTCCATGGCTTTCTTGAGCCCGCCAACGATGGTGGCGTTTGCGTTCTGGTAGGCGGCTTCCATGGCGGTCCTGATTTGAAAAGCCAAATGCTGGTCCACCATGTAGGCGAGGCGTGTCCCAAACTTCGACCAGGAATACGAATCCTGTCCCTTCGCCTTCCCTTCAAAGTTAACATCTTCGGTTAAGTAGGCTTCAGCCCGCTGTGTGAGATATTCGATGAAGGTGACTTTCGTTCCGGTCCTCTCGCCCCACTGGTTTGTTTTTTGGAGGGTCAGCCCGTCAATCAACTTCGAGACATTGGGGGCGATG